GATCAGTTTGTTGATATGGTTGGTATGTTCAAAGACTACGGACGTTCAACTATTGGTGTATCTCTAGCTGAGTTTGGCTCAGACGCTGCTACAGCATCAAGCATTCTTGGTAAGGGTGTTGGTAAGGTTCGTGAGAAAGGTCGTGTATTCTTTAACGAGGGGGAGCTAGTTGCTCGTACTTCTGCTTGGAATACAGCTTACCTTGAATATGTCTCTCAGTTCCCAACACGTGTCCCACGCTCACAACATGGCGTAAAGTGGATCATGAACCGTCAGGATACTTTAACCCAATCTATGTCTGGTGTAAGTCGTATCGGATTCGATAAGCTACCATTCGCTCAGTTCCTGTCCTACTCCTTCCGTATCAACGAAGCTATCTTCGCTGGCACTATGGGTGGCAAGAGCGTCCTGACTACACCTGAGAAGCTAAGGCTTGCTGCCACACACACTGTCGTCTTTGGCGCTAGTGGTTGGGGTGTTGCTAACACAGCTATGGAATACTACAACTACCGCTTTGGTAATGATCTTTCTGAAGAGAACTATACGCTGATTAAACGTGGCACTATGGATTATCTTCTGTCTGAAATGTCTGGTACTAGTACAAACCTATCCTCACGTTTAGGTTCTGGTGACAACATCTTCATGATGATGAAAGACATGGCTGAGAACAACATCTTTACTACACTTGGTGGCCCTAGCCTCGAAGTTGGTGGTGAAGCTCTTGGTGTTCTCCTTGGTGGTGCTAAGAGCATGGCTAAAGGCGTTACTACTGGTGACTTCAGTGATCTTGGTGAAAGCCTTGGACGCTTTGGTCGTACCTTCTCTACTGGCAACCAAGCCTACAATGCTTATATGGCATTCAAGGTTGGTCAGTATCTAACGAAGGACAACGCTTTGCTTGATGATAAGCTGACAGACATGGAGGGTATCTTTATTGCTCTTGGTGTTCCCTTAGAAGCTCACTCTGCTGCGTTCTCTTATGGGAACATGGCTAAGATTGAGAAGGTCTTCTTGTCTAGCACAATTAAGAAGGTACAGAAAGAATGGAACAACGCAAACTCTATGATGCAGCGTGGGGATTATGGTGGTGCACATCAAACCATTCAGAACATAGCTTTGATACAACACAGCTTATCACCACATGAGCAGCTTGTTGTAGACACAGAAGTTCGTCGTAGTGGGGGAACAATCGTGGACAATCTGTCCATTAGAATCTTACAGCACGAGTCAACTCGTGACATTAATAAAGAGGAATAAGTAATGGCTGGATTCGCTCCACAACTAAACGGCGGTGTTGGTTTCGTACAAGCACAAGGTGGTGATGCAGGGGGGCTGGGCGTATTGTCCAGTCTCTCAAGCATGTTACCATCAGGAGGCAAGCCAGCAGGACGTGCGCCCTCTGAGGATGAACGTAATGCTGCTTTGTGGCAGGACATGTACCCTGACAAAAGCCTTGCAGATGCAGATATGGGCGACCTTCGTAGATTTGGTGCACGTAACCCATCTGCTTCTGATTGGGCTGGGGGTACTGCTGAGAGTTTACGCAACGAGAACCTAGCAGAGGAAGACCTTAAAGTTTCAATTGAAGAGAAGAATCGCACTAACTGGCTGACTTCTCCTTCTGGTGCATTAGCGACGAATACTGCTGCTTCTATCGAAAATGAAGGCAAACGTGCGGTGTACTTAGCTGAACAAAAAGCTGGTTGGCTGGGCCGTCAGGTTAAAGCACAGCAACTGGTTGAGGAAAAACAGCAGTATGGTATGAATGCTGAGCGTCGTAATGAGATGTGGACACTCGAAGGCTCCAACATGAAGGGTGGCGCTGATACAGTTGCTACTGCTATGACTGATGCTGTTGAGTCCATGATGCTAAACCCATCTGCTACCATCAACTTGGACGACACAGGTATCACTGCTGCTATACCACAACTAGCTGGTACTGTACTTACTCGTGATAATGCTGCTATTGTTATGGGAGATTTCCGCGCTGCTTACATGGACATGCAGACAGGTCGTATTGCTGGTGCTTATGGTGTTACTAAGGGTGAACTAGGTCAAATGCCTGACGCTGTTAGGAACCAAGTGTTTGGTAAGTTTGACTCTACGCTTACTTGGTTGACTAAAGAAGTTGACCCTGCACAGATCAAGAAGCGCCTAGACAACGAAGCATACTTGGGTATGATTGAAGCTGGTGTCCCTCTTGATAAGATCAATGCTATTAGCCTAGCTGCTAAAGGAAATCCGGGGCTTGCTGCTGCTGTCACTGCTTCTTTGGTTGGTGATGTTGGTGCTGTAATGCAAGCCTATGAGGGTGGTAACTTTGACGGTGCAATACAGGCCGCTAAGAACCTATCTAAGCAAGAGCGTGACCGTTCATTCGCAGGTTTCTCTGAGCTTGCTAAAGTCTGGGGTGGTACATCATCTGCTGGTGAAGTATATGCTGAAGTCCCAGAGACTCTGAGGGGCGTTGGTTTTGCTTCTGCTACTATGGCTGCATTTACTGTAGCTCAAGTTGAGTCTGGTGACACACCACTAGTACTTGGTAAAAACTGGTACAAGCAGAACGTTGAGAGCCAAGGACAAGCCTATGCACTAGCTGCAAAGCATGACCCTAACTTTGAACCAACTATGGTTAAGAACCTAACTAGCGATCTAGCAACTAACGTAGAGATGCTTAGAACTGAGGCTTCAAAGCAGGGTTTTGTCCCTACTATGGACCAAGGTAACATTGTGCTCGTACATGGTGGACCAACACACACACAGAAGATGGCAGCATTCGAGGCTGCTATAGCTACCTCTAAGGAAAAAGACCCTGCTGGTGTAGCTGGTATTGAAGCAAACCGTGATGCTTATCTTGCTGAGAAACCAACAGCTATGAACCTTGATATAGATGAAAAGAATGTTGATGTTCTTGGTGATGCAGTCTATAAGTTTAATGCTCTTAAGAACCTTGGTAACATTGGCTCTCAGGTGCGTGACCTTACTACAGCCGACTTCAACCTTGTAGATGCTGAAGATGAAGCAATCGCTGCTGAGACAATGGCTGCACTAAGTAATGGTGAGGCTACAACATCTAACGGACGTATCGCTGAGGCTGTTGGTGTAGACTTTGGTAGCATTGAGCAAGAGTATGGCTTACCTGAAGGATTCCTTGAGCGTACTGCTCAGATCGAATCTGGTGGCAACCCTGCTGCTAAGAACCCTAACTCCAGCGCTGGTGGTCTATTCCAACAGATCGACGCTAACGCTAAAGAGTTTGGTGTAACTGATAGGTTCAATCCAGAACAGTCAACTGTAGGCGCTGCTAAGTTTGCTAAACAGAACGCTGCTAGACTCCGTAAGGTACTCGGACGTGAACCAACAGGCGCTGAACTTTATCTAGCTCACCAACAAGGTGGTGCTGGTGCTGCTAGGCTCCTAAGTGACCCTGATCGTCCTGTGAACACACTTCTGTCAGATGACGCTATTACCCTTAACGGTGGTAGCTTAGATATGACTGCTGGTGAGTTTGCTGACCTTTGGATTAACAAGTGGAACAATGGTGGTGGTGGACGACCAACTAACTCCACTCAAACTACACCACCTGCAACACCTAGTGATGTAGCACCAGAAGCTACTACCAGCCTTGGTGTACAACCTTCAGCCCCTGCTTCTGGAGCTGGTGCATTTGTACAGACACCAACAGGTGAGGGTGAGAACCTTCGTACTGATCGTACTGGTGGTGAAGCGTTTAAGGCATCTGCTGCAACTCAAGACCTAGCACCAGTTAGTAGTGAGGTCTCTGAGAACCTACTCTCTCTCGCAAGTAATGCTTCCGCAGTGCATGGTGAAGGTTCTGCCACAACTAAGAAAATCAATGCTCTAATTAAGACTGTTGATAGTGGTGGTAAGGTTAAGGCTTCTGACGTAACTAAGTTAATCAAAGAGACTAAGGCTCTCCCACGCACACCTGCGCGTCAAGAGCTTCTAGCTGACTTGTATGAGATGCGTGATGAGGCTGATGACTAATGGAAAAGTTTATCCAAGCTATTCTAAGCCTCCTACAGAGCATCCTTAGTGGTTTAGCTACATCCACTACTAAAAAGAACGGAGGGGCCTCACAGGGCCTCTCTGGGACTCCTACGGGCATTAAGAACGTAGAGCTAATCAAAGAGTCTGAGGGCCTACGCCTAAAGGCATATCTACCAACACCCAACGATGTCTATACAATCGGCTATGGTCACACTAAGACTGCTGAGAAGGGTATGGTCATTACACTAGCGGGTGCTGATGCACTACTACTACACGACCTTGCTTGGGTGGAGACTGCAATCGACACGTATGTCCAAGTACCACTAAACCAAAACCAATATGATGCTCTATCCTCCTTCATCTATAATGTTGGTGGCACAGCATTCCGCAAGTCTACCTTGCTAAAAAAACTAAATAAAAAAGACTATAACGGTGCTGCCAATGAACTTCTTCGTTGGGATAAGCAGAAGGGTAAGGTTCTCCGTGGGCTTACTAAACGCCGTCAACTTGAGAAGGACTTGTTTCTGTCATGAGCACACCCGAGCTAGTATATATTAAGAAGGAGATTCAAGACCTAGCGGCTGACATCTCTGAAATCAGGGCCACTCAAGCTAGGTATATTGAAGAGCACCACGGACTAGAGAAAAGCATTGTAGAGATGCGTAGTGATATTACACACATCAAGTCTTCTCAAGATAGCCTCAACACCAACCTCAATAAACTAATGTTCATCATTGGTGGTGGTTTTGTTGTAGCATTTGTTAGTTGGATCATTAAGGGAGGATTAGCGTGAGTATCAACACTAAGACATTCAAGCGGGAACTAGCATTGATGATGCTTGTGTTCCTTGGGGGACTAGCCTTTTGGGGCAATGTACAGATGGTAGAACTCTTCATCACCCCAATCTTCGCCTTCGTTACTATAGCCTTTGGCTTAGACGCATATGCAAAACAGATAGCAGGAGGTAAGTGATGTGGTTACTAGGGTTTGTTGGGTCAAAGTTGGGACGCCTTGTGGCGCTTGCTTTGGCTGCTGGGGCCTCGATCCTGCTAGTATTCAAAGCAGGTCAACGGGACCAGAAGAAACAACAGCAAGTCGATGGCTTGAAAGAGTACAAGAAAAACATGGAGGCAATTGATGAAGTTGATGTCAACACTGATCTTGATAGCGCTACTAAGCGGCTGTCTAAAAACGGTGGACTACGGGATTGACGCTATATGCAGCATCGAACCCCCTACAGTATCACGTAATGATACACCACAAACTATAATTGAAGTAGATAACTTCAGAGCTAAATGGGAGGCTATCTGTAATGCCAGCTAAAAAGCGGGACTACAAGAAAGAGTATGCCAACTACCAAGGCAAGCCAGAACAGAAGAAGCGTAGAGCTTCACGTAATGCTGCTAGAGCGGCTATGGTTAAGGCTGGTAAGGCTAAGAAGGGTGATGGTAAGGATGTTGCACATAAGAATGGTAATCCAAAGGATAACCGTAAGAGCAACCTGAAGTCACAAGCTAAGTCTAAGAACAGATCATATGCCCGTACCAAGAGTGCTGGTAAGAAAAACCCAAAGGATTAAGGTATGATATTCTTCCCAACAACAGATGAAGACTTCCAGTACTTCCGTAGCCAAGGTTATGCTGGTTCCATTAACGATATGCACTACAAGGCTTTAGGTGACTTGAACCACACAGGTGCTTTGAGTGACCGTACCCGCTCGTTCCTAGTTTCTGAATATGGTAGCTTCCACGAGACTATGAGAGACTTACGCAATACCACTGCTTCGTTTGTAGCCTTGCGCTATGGTGTTGGTGCTATTCAGCCTGAGTTTGTTTTAGACTTTGGTGAAGAGTACTACCGTGTAGATGGCCTTAAGACTGCGCTTTCTGATACTGTTACTCACAGCCGTGCATCCAATGCCACTATGGTAAATAGCTCTGGTACTCTTGTAACGGTAGGTAACAACGTCCCACGCACAGGCCACCACATCTATGATGGCTATGAGTGGGTTAACGAAGGCATCCTTCATGAGAGTGCTGCGGCGACTAACTTGCTGTTGAACTCTGGTACGCTTTCTACTCAAAACGCCACTGTTGCTGCTGCACCTAACACCCTTAGTTTCACAGGGACAGGCACAGTCACTTTAACTGGTGTATCTACCGCTGGGCCTTTAGTCGGCACAGGCACTGGTGAGAACAATAGAGTTAATCTGACATTCACCCCTACTGCTGGAACCCTCACACTAACTGTGACAGGTACAGTTACTAATGCACAACTAGAACTGGGCTCCACCCCATCAAGCTACATCCCAACGACTGGTGCTACTGCCACCCGTGCTGCTGAGACACTGGTAGTCGCTGCGGCTAACATGCCTGCCTACACAGACGCTTTGTCTATCCAGATGCAGGGTAAGATGACTTATGCTGATAAGGGTATTACGCCTAATGTTGAATTTGTGAGTTGGTTGGCTGATACCGATAACAAGATTCAGTTGCGAGTTGATACTGATGCAGCTTTGACTGGAAGGCCGGGAGTTATCGTCCGTGAGGCTGGTGTGGAAGATGCTGTTTTTGGCAGCCATACGCACTACTCTCCCGGAATCAACGTCCCCTTTGACATCGCTTCACGCAACGGATCAACCTTCGTCAACGGCGCAGTAGACGGTACAGCACTCACAGCTAACACCGCACCAACTGTTATCCCTGACCTATCCGCTGCTGACTTCGATATTGCACCTACCTTCAACGGTACAATCAAGTCGCTACGAGTCTGGGATAAAGACATCAGTGACACTGGTATTGCTACAGCATCAGCACCTACGTTCACAGATGAGTTCGCAATGACTGTTACTACTACAACAGCCAATGAAACCTTCACGATCCCATGTCAGAACGTAGGTACGTTCAATGCTGGTATTCAGTGGGGCGATGGCTCTGTATCTACAGTCACAGCTTACAATGATGCTAAACTAACGCACACCTTCGCAACTGCTGGGGATCACTTGATCCGTATCAGAGGTAGCTTCCCTAACATCTACTTCAATAACGCAGGCGATAAGCTCAAGGTGAAATCAGTACACAACCTCGGTATAGTTGGTTGGACTAGGTTGAACATTGCGTTCCAAGGCTGCTCAAACATGACTAGTTTCACAGCAGGTACTACAGACACCTCTGCTGTTACGAATATGTCTTACATGTTCCGTGACTGTCCTAGCCTCACTGCTCTAGACTTGAGTAGCTTCAACACTGCTGCTGTTACGAGTATGTATGCCATGTTCTATGGCTGCTCTAGCCTTACTGCTCTAGACTTGAGTAACTTCAACACTACTGCTGTTGTGTATATGTCTAACATGTTCCGTGAATGCTCTAGCCTTACTGCTCTAGACTTGAGTAACTTCAACACTACTGTTGTTACGAATATGTCTAACATGTTCTATGGCTGCACTGGCCTCACTGCTCTAGACGTTAGTAGCTTCAACACTACTGCTGTTGTGTATATGAATAGCATGTTCCGTGACAACTCTAGCCTTACTTCTCTAGACGTTAGTAGCTTCAACACTGCTGCTGTTACGGAGATGTCTTACATGTTCTATAACTGCTCTAGCCTTACTGCTCTAGATGTTAGTAGCTTCAACACTACTGCTGTTGTGAATGCGTCTTACATGTTCTATGGCTGCTCTAGCCTTACTGCTCTAGATGTAAGTAACTTCAACACTACTGCTGTTACGAATATGTCTAACATGTTCCGTAGCTGCACTAGTCTTACTGCTCTAGACTTGAGTAACTTCAACACAGCTGCTGTTACGACTATGTCTAACATGTTCCGTTTATGCACTAACCTTACTGCTCTGGATGTTAGTAACTTCAACACAGCTGCTGTTACGAATATGTCTAACATGTTCCAAGACAACTCTAGCCTTACTTCTCTAGATGTCAGTAGCTTCAACACTGCTGCTGTTACGGATATGGCTAGCATGTTCCAAAACTGCACTAGCACTACTGACATCATTGGTGTCGAGGACTTCAACATCGAAGGTCTTAACTCAACAGGTGACTTGTCTAACTTCATGACTAACGTGACCCTACCTACCGCTCGTTACGATGCACTCCTAATCAACTGGGATGCACAGGAACCGTTCGACGCTATGACGCCTAACTTCGGCAACAGCACCTACACAGGTGGTGGAACCGCAGCGGCTGCAAGGGCTAACCTGATCAGTACTGATCTATGGGTAATCACAGATGGAGGAATAGCGTAATGGCTATCGTAACCAAGACAGAAGGTTACTACATCATCAACTCAGCGGCGGTCTCCCTAGCGGGGACTGTCGTGTCCTACCGAGATGATGCTGTAGTGCAGGAGTTCGTGACTGAAGCTGAGATGCTAGCAGCGCATGAACTACAGTTCCCAGAGCAATACGTTGTAGAGGAACCAACTGAACCAGATGAACCAGAGGAGGTACTACCATGATCGACCTGAGCATTCGGGTAAAGAACCCACAGGTCTGGTTGGTCAAGGCTAAAGACCTCGGCTTCATGGAAGAGGTAGTTGTAGAACTAGCTGTTCTTGATGAGCTCAATGAAGTAGTCACTCCTGCGGTTATGGAGTGGCGCTTCAAGTCTGGTATTCAGATAGATGAGATCGACGTCATCTGGGTCACTAAACCGACCTATGATGAAGAAGGTGTAGAGCTCACCAGTGGTGTAAAAGCCTCTGGTCAGCACTTCAACATCCGTATCACTAATCCAGAGTTACAGGCCGAATGGTCTTCGCTCTGGACCGAGACACTAGATGAAGAAGGTGATGTAGTCAGCCGTGCAATCGCAGGCGCAGTAGCTGTTACCTCCAATAAGTCTGAGAAGGCTTGGAAGTGGCAGGGCGTTGAGTTCATTGATATCACATCAGTGGCCTCACCTAGCCGCGTCTGGCTATAAACAAAAACAACAAGGAAGAAAACAATGGAAAAGTATATAACTTGGGCTAAAGCTAACAAAGGCAAAGCAATGATTATTGCATTTGTGTGTGTTGTTGTAGTGTCCGAAATCATTAAAAACGTTTAAACAAAAAAAAAGAGCGCAAGAGATCAAGGGTTTCCCCAAGTCTCTTGCGCTCTTTTGCATTATACTGTCTTCTTACCCTTGCCCCTCTTGCCTGTGTTGGGGGACAATCTTGCGTTCACAACACCAAGCCCCATAGCTTCTTCGGGGGAGAGGTGGGGGTACTTCCTCTTGTTCTTGTAAACCCGCTTAGGCACCCCCTTTAGGCGGATGTTATACTTAGGTTTTGTGTCTCGTATGAGTTCGCCCTCTAAGGTGACGGATTGCCCGAAGGTTAAACCCGTGTGGAGGAACTCAGCATAAGAGAAATCGCCAAGGCATTGTTTACCTTCTATGTAAGTAGTGTGCTCAAGTGAAGTCCTGTTAGTTGCATAAATGCGACCAGCTTGACCACGACCAATATAGACAGTCTCAGCCCCATCCTTGTGGGCATAAATGTAATACTTTCGGGTTTTCATTTGTGTCTCCAAAGGTGGGGCTTTTTGCGTTTTAGGACTCGTCGTATGCGTCGTACACTTCATCAATGATCTTATGCTTCAGACACTCTTCAGGTGACATCCACTCATCATTAGGGTGTAGTAGGTGCTTACGGATGTAAGTCTCGGACTTCTTAGTGAACTTCTTATAGTGAGCGATCATACGGTCAGAAGCCATATCGAACTCCTTAGTGATCGCCTTCAACTCACCTTCCTTACCTGATGAACCCCAAGCGTATGTGTGGCTCATAACAGATGTGTTCTTAGTGATGATCCTGTGGTGCCCTGCCATAAGCGTAAGGACGCCACAGGAAGCCACAATACCCTGACCAATCGTAGTGACAGGAATCTGAGACATACGCATAGTCTCTACCAACATCCAGCACCAGTGTACTGCACCACCACCAGAGTTGATGAAGAGTGAGATACCATCTGGTTGGTCATCCTCATCCATCAGGTTGTACTCTGTGATAGCCTTAACGAGAGGCAGGATGTTCTCCTCGTTGAATGTACCTGTGAGATACAGTAGGCCATTGTCATGTAGTATCTTGCTAGGGTCTTGTGGAGCCTTCTGTGGGGCAGGTGGTTGAGTAGCTTTCTTCTTACGGATAACATTAAGCATTATTGATTTCCTTTTCAAACTCACGTAGACGTTTATATACAGATAGCAATTCAATGATTGTGGACCATGACTTAAAGAGATACATCATAGAGCCTTCTACACGCCCAAAGGCACGAAGGATTTGTTGCATAACCCCAAGGGTAATAGCACCACTAACGATAGCTGGGGCTAATACCACATAACCAACAAGAACGTTAGCCTGTAGGCAAGACAAACGAGCTACATTAAACACTGCGTATCTAGCGTAGTTGGTGTAGTGAATCTTACGAACACTGTCGAAGACTTCATTAAGTGTCTTAGGTCGTACTGAACCATCATCTTCTGCTACAACCAATACCTTACGGTAGGCTGCTTCCTTAGCTTGGATGTCGTATTCAATGTTTACAAGTCGTAGTAGCTGACCAACGACCAACAGGATGATAGTAATTCCTGCTGACCAGATGATTGCTGATGCTACCAAACCATACGGCCACTCACCAAAGAAGGACACTACGATACCTGAAGACAACCCCATTAGGATCGGGAAGAATGCTACAAGAACCATGATGCTCTCTACGAAGGAGACACCTAAGCCTTCCATGATCCTAGAGAACTTAACAGTGTCCTCTTGGACTCGCTGTGAGGCCCCCTCAATGCCTCTGGCCTTGTTGTATAGTTTGTGGTAGTGAGCAACCATAGAGGTACGCCAGCGGAACAACCAGTGCTGTGTGAAGAAGCTAACTGATAATGCTACAGCAATGTAGATTGCAGCGATCTTACCGAAGGTTGCTAGTTCACCAAAGTATTGAGTAAGTGTGATGTCCCCTTCGCCCTTGAGTGCTTGTTGGATCATGTCGTAGAATGAACCGAACCACTCATTGATTTGTACGTCTAGCTGTACTTGATACCAAAGTGTTAGGAGGATCGCTATGGACCCTCCGTAGGCCCATAAGGCCCACTGCTTTTGTTTAAAGAATAGAAACATAACTTATACTCCTGAAGTTGCGTAACGGTATTCGTAGATAGCCTTGCTCCAAAGTACCTCAGTGGCCCTCATACGATCAATCTGTTCACCATCATCAATGACAACAAACTTTGAAGTTGTAGTGCGTACTAGGAGGTCGTGGCCGAATGATATTGGGATACCCACTTGAGCTAAGTAACTAGACATATCAACATATGCCCTACCAAACATCTGAGTGATCTCAAGGATTGTTACGTTTGTAGGCACCATAGTAAGGTAAGGTGTGTGGAACCAAAGCTCACCATCAACTACAACCTTACTGCCACCTAGTGCTGCGAATGCTGCCGCAGAGACTGCTCTCTTACCAGCAGGGATGATGACTACTGACCCCTCCTCTTTAATATACCTACCAATATTAAGACCTGAATAGTAATCTCCACCCTCACCAAAGATAGTTACAGTAAGTACATCATTATCCCGCATAGCAAGATAGACCATGATTGCTTGGAATTTAGTAGTTTTGCCAGTGATGGCTAGGCTCTTAGTAGTGTCGTCGTATACCACAGCAGATGATGCTGGTGTTGCCAGAGCTAAGACAATGGCCGTTGCTAGATACTTAAACATTATAGTTTCTCCTTGTAGAACACTCTAACCCACTGTGCACAGATACCTGAACGAACAATGTCGTCTAAGGTGAACTCTACGATTGGTACAGGAAGCATGTGCTTCTTTGCTAGGTGTGTGATTTTGGTTAAGCCATCGCCTTCTTTAAGGTCAGTCTGTTGAATGTCCCCATTGAGTACGATGGTTGATCCCTCACCTACGCGGGTCAGGAGCATCTTAAGTTCGTGTGTAGTAATGTTTTGAGCCTCATCACAGATGATGAAAGCATTGTCGAAGGAACGACCACGCATGAGGGCTAGTGGTGCCATCTCAATGTTACCGTTCTTAATACCAGTCTCTACTGCTCCTTTACCAAGGTGTTTGGTAAGAACCTCAAGTACTGGCATGGCCCAAGGTGCAGCCTTCTCTTCTAAATTTCCGGGAAGGTAGCCCATATCCTTACCAACAGATACCATAGGGCGAGTGATTACGATCCTGTCGATCTCTTTCTTTGTATAAAGGTCAGCAGCACAGGTGGTAGTCACGTAAGTCTTACCTGTACCAGCAGGGCCAAACACAATCACTTGGTCTGAGGATGCGATAGCGTCTATTAGTTTCTTCTGGTTGTCAGTTGATGGTACTAAACCTGATGTCTTCTTCTTAGCTGCTCCTTTGTATGTGGTTGCTCTCTTATCGGGAGCATCTTTTCGTGACTTAGGTGCTTGCTTAACCATTATCTATTCCTTCATAATAAGTATTTACTACGTTGTTGAGTCTCTCCTGAGCTTCCTGTGCTAAACAGAACTCAAGGGCAGTGTCTGCGTGTTGTATGATGACCCAAAGTTGTTCCTTATTCATATCAGACATACAGTAACCAGCCATACCACTAACTATGTAGTCGTACTCGTTGATGTCAAAGAAGTCGTCTTCATCCATTGGGTCATCCTTTTGTTTAATTACTCACAAGTGCGAAGGCCAGTAGCAGGGTCAAAGTAACAAGCCCCACCAACCTCATCTACAGAAGATTCATCCACGAAGCTGTGGTCCCCTGAGTCTTTCTCTGGTGTAGCATCCTCTGATGTAGCAGCGTTAAGGATACCAAAACGTTTACCAGATGCACGGAAGGTTGTGCAACCAGAGCTACCACCATCATAAGCTGCCATATAGACTTGCTTGAACTGTTCCCAAGTAACATCATCACCAACATTACAGGTCTTAGAACATGCGCTGTCTACATACTTAGATGCAAGGTTGAGAACCTTTACGTGGTCGAACACTGACAGAGAGTCAGCAGTCTCACCTTTGATACCAAACTCACGATAGCCATAGTCTTCTACTCGTTCAACACGAGGGCCATCGAAGGTCTGGATAGTGCGGTCGTAGAAGTGTGAGAACACTGGCTCAATACCAGAGGACACATTGTTTGCACTAAGGCTGATAGTACCTGTTGGTGCCACAGAAAGCAGGTGGCTGTTACGAATACCGTGAGTAGCAATAAGTTCACGGATGTCATCAGGCATTGTTAGCATGAAGTCGCTGTCCAAGTATTCTTGCTTGAAGAGTGGGAATGGACCCTTCTCGACTGCTAGGGATACAGAGGTACGATAACAAGTATCACGAATGATAGCCATGATCTTCTCTAGCTCATCAAGGAATGGTTGTGATCCGTAAGGATACCCCATAGCCTCAATAGCATTTGCTACACCAGTAACACCAAGACCCATACGACGCTTATCCTTAGCTTCCTTCTCTTGGGACTCTAGCGGATAAGTAGCACGATCAACAACATTGTCCATTGCTCGTACAACGTGGGGGATGTCATGCTGAAGTTTCTCATAATTAAACTCCCATACTCCATCTTCATCTTTCTCCATATATTGTGTAAGGTTGAACGAACCTAGTAGACATGCACCGTTTGGTGGCAGAGGTTGTTCACCACAGGGGTTGGTAGCTGCTATATACTCACAGTATGCTAAGTTGTTCTTCTTATTAATACGATCGATGAACAGAATTCCCGGTTCCGCCCAATCCCATGTGCACCGTAGGATGTCATCCCAGAGTGCTGTAGCTTTCACTGTACTGTACACACGACCATCAAACACTAGGTCAAAGTCTGTGTCATTCTTTACAGCTTCCATGAACGCATCAGTAACACCAACAGACAGATTAAACTGTGTAAAGGATGTTGAGTTGTTCTTAGCACGAATGAACTCTTGGATGTCAGGGTGGTCAACACGCAGTACGCCCATCTGAGCGCCCCGTCTGTGCCCTGCGGAGCTGATTGTCTTACATAGTGCGTCAAAGATGCCCATGAAGCTCAGAGGGCCACTAGAGCGGCTGTCAAGGCTACGGATGTGAGCACCGTGTGGTCGTAGTGTCGAGAAGTCGTATCCGATACCACCACCTAGTTGCATAGTCTTAGCAGCTTCAGCAGCAGCTTGCATGATACCTTCCATGCTGTCTGGGATAGTCATAGAGACGAAGCAGTTGTATGGAGTTACTGTTCGTGGTGCGCCCATAGCTGATTGTACACGACCAGCAGGTAGGAAGCGCATGTGATATAAAGCATCACGGAAGTTGTTGAAGTGCTCATCGTCGTCCTGTAGGGACTGAGCTACGCGGGTCATAGCCTCACGAAAGGTCTCACCTTTACTGCGGTACTTCATAGCGTGGATTTCTTCAGAGATGCCCAGCTTAGGGCCATTGTCATTACGAATTGTCATTATTAGTACCTCTTAGTGATTTATCAAATAGGACCATTACGGCCATGTAGTTGTAGTTCTCTATACTCACTTTGTCTCACGACCACGTTTGTCTTTGTCTTCTTTCAACCACACCATACGGTCAATGTCTGCTCGACTGAGGCCAATGTCGTTTAGCTCACGGTTTGTTAGTTGGTTAAGCTGCTTGATAGCCTTACGATGCTCACGCCAAGTAGCCAAGTAATTAATGTATCGCCAAAACATAGTCATCGGTTATCTCCACTTCCACCTAGTACGCCACGTTCTTCGCGGCTGTTCAACTTATCAACATTTTTCTTTAGTATTTCATCTAAGTCACTGTCGTAGTAGTTAGCTAGTGCAGTAACATAGAACACTACATCCCCTAGCTCCTTAATGATGTCTTCACCTGCTACTAACTTACCATCACGTATCTGCTTCTTAATCTTCTCAGCAATCTCCCCAGCCTCACCTACGAGACCAAGGACGTTCTCAACTAAACGATCACTACCTGTTGTCATGATCTTACCCTCAACCCACAGACCATACTGACGATTGCTCATTGTTGTTTGTGGTATTGTAATCTTTGTCATTTGCTCACCTTATGATAATCTGGGTGGTAACGCACTAAGTGTGCGCCCCTGTACCCTGTGTCTGTGTTGTTGTCGCCACGTAGTGCAGCGTCAGTCTCATGATCCGTATGTCCTTCGAAGTGTCTCAAGGCTGATCCATTGGGGCTCGTACATACCGTCTTGGATATTTCGCTTGATGAGTACGCCTTTCCACCATTCTTTGTTCGCTTGGCCAGCCCAACCTTCTGGAGCGCCCTTGTAACAGCCGACGACGGTCCCAATAATACCGTTGCTTCCAACGTCATCTTTAAAATATACACCACGTTTATGACTGTGACCAACGCTGACAGAACGATAGCGCTTTTGTAGTAACCCAAAAGCATGATGTACACCACTAATGGCACGACCAAAGTTACCAGCGCCCACAAAGTGAGCGTAGTCAACACCGTCGTAATTATGAATGGCGGGGGCACCGTGTTCGTATTCGTGGTATTCGTCAAACCACTTCTTCGTTTGTAGATGCTTGAAGCTAATGCCATACTTGTCTCCCTCCAATCTTGGGTCAAAACCTATTGCTGTTCTAATACGAGCCTCGTGGTTCCCCTCGAAGCCGTACCACTTAGGACGCTTACTCTTACTCTTCTTAAAGCGATACCGAAGTAACTCCTGTGACTCATTATACGACACAATATCTTTCTCATAACTCTGAGCTACTAATGCTTGTGGCTTCTTAGTGTCGTAGGAGTTGAGAGACTTCATGTCAGCCCCATCGCCTAAGTCTACACAGTAGTCAGGCTTGATGTCGTGGATTAGACCACCCAACCAGTCAAAGCGCTCATTGCTTGTCTCTGGTGAGGCGTGTCCACACGACCACACGATTGCTGTCTTACTCATCTTCTTCGTCCTCTAATTCTATATAGCCAAACTCTCGTAAGTCCTCAAACTCACTTATAGCATCGCAGAATGTGTCGTAGTATATGTTCTCAGACCAGTTGTACCTACCATCAGTAACTAAACAACTATTCCAAAAATGACCCTCATCATCATGTGGCCCACTTAAGATTTGTATAAGTCTTGTCATTTGGGTTTCTCCTTCATCCAGTCTACTGGAATTAATCTATCGGCATATAGGAAGCCATGTTTGTCACACCACCCCCCATATGTCTGGGAGGAAGATTTGCTTAACTTAGTTCTACTGCTACTGAATACAAACCTAATGTCTAACAGTGGATGCTGCTCCTTAATCAACAGATGTTTGGTTCTGTCGCTAGGCATGAAGCGTCCTTTTGTCTCGATTATGATACCGTTAGACATCTTGAAATCAGGTGTGTACGTCCTTGGTTTTGACACAAATTTGACTTTGAACTTTTCATATTCATAGTCTGTCTTATGAGCCTTAAGATGTTTAGCGTTGTCTTGCTCTAAACCAGAACGGTAGCCAGCCTTTAGGGCTGATTGCCTTAGCTTGCTTCTGGGGGTTGCCATATCTGATCCTCCTCACGACGTAACCACAACAACCTAGCATTCTCAATGACTTTCTCTTCGTCACCTTTGTATGCCTTGACACAGAGGTCGTATAACTCACGCTCTGTGGTTGCCTTAGCTAACATCTTCTTAGACTTAACAGGACCAATACCCATAAGGCCACCAACATTGTCAGCAGAGTCACCCGTTAGGATTTGACCATAGACAAACTGTAAGCCCTCAAACTCCTCTACAGTCACTAGCGTACCTCGGTTGAAGTTGTAGTGGCCACATGGAATCTGTAGGAAGTCCTTGTCGATAGAAGCAATGATAGTACTAGGCCCAAGCTCTGTGGCTCGAATAGCAATATCATCATCTGCCTCTTGTCCTTCAGAGACCTTAGCATTGTAGTGTTCAATCAGGTATTGTCGCATAGCCCCTAGAAAGATAGGCTTAGGTCTTTCCTTTCGTTGTGCTTTGTATGTTGGTTGGAAGTCGTGTCTGAAGTTACCCTTACCTGTAAGGAACATCTCCCACACATCATCACCACCAGCGAATGTTGTAGCTTCTAGGATGCGGTCCACAAGGTCGTCGATCTTATGTTCGCCATCTTCAGGGTCTTTATCCTCGCAGTAGTAGGCTGATCGGTAGGCTAGGATGTCGCCATCAATTAGTATCTTCATAAGGTTTCATTACCGTTGATTTGGTTGATACGCATATCGCAGTATCGCTTGATCTTCTCTAGGTCTGTGATCTCACTGTCCTCCTGTGTTTTACCATCGTAAATCTTGTAGCCAGCACGAGAACCATACTTGATGATGTTACCACGCCAGAACTCTAACTCATTCTTCATGATGAAGGTGATAGGTTCAATCTCAAACCTAGCGTAGTGATCTGGTTGATTGATGATGTCGTTGTCATACTCACACTCACCACAGATACCATCGTCATCTAGGTAAGCCTCACAATCTAAGCAAAAGTTACTCATCTGTTTCTCCCAATATGCTTTTGAATACATAGTCTAAGTTTGTTCCAGTAGCACCGCAGTAGAGTAGTAGCTTCAGACCTAACTCTTGTGCGAAGGCTGCTGTCTTATCGTCTAGGTCAAACTCTACAACGGCACCCCCATGTTCATCTTCAGACAACTCTATTACTTGCATTGTGCCTATCGTATCCATCAGTACCGATCCTCCATTAGTGCTACCCATGATACAGGGAATAAGTCCTCCATCTTTAAAGCAATGTCCCATGCTACCTTCTGTGTCTCTGCTTGTGTGTCTGTAGCACAACGTAAGCGACACATGTCAGCAAAGGCGTCTAAGCTACCAGACCAATACCACTCGGTCATGGTGGATTGTGGTAGGATCATACGAGCTTGTTCAGGTGCCACACCTTGTTGTAGCATCTTGCGGTAGTCTCCTAGTGCCTTAGCGTTGACCTCATCAGCGTAGATGCTAGGGAAGTACTGAGACTTACACTCAGCACCTGAGCCTTGCTTAACGTCCTCTGCACGGCCTCTCCATACGTCTGGTGTATAGAACTCAGGGTCATCATCGACGTAGCGACGACTGATCTCATTCCAACGTAAGAACTTATGCTTCACTAGCTGTCGTGCTACAAAGATAGGTGCCTTGATGTGAAAGGAGGCGAAGGCATGGCCGAAGGGACTGATATGACCATGACTTGCTAGATACTTGACCAGCTTAGTGTCACGGCTTGACAACACGTTAGGGCCACCTACACGTCCCTCAAAGGATGACTTCTTACCAAAGGATACCCGAGCAGCATTAACTACGCTAAGGTCCGTCCCCATTGAGTCTATAAGGGTTGCCTCTATGTTCGCCATTGTGCTTCCTCCTCCTCAAACATTTCCTGAGCTAAGTCTATCTGTTCTTGTGTTAGTTCTTGGTCACACCCAAGGTCTAAGTTAGTGGCTGTGAACCAACCATGTTGTAGTAGGCTGACATCTACCTCTAACTCATGGTTATTTTTGTCCATTAGGTAGACACGAGTGTCAATAATCTCCATCCTCATCTTCCTCTTCATATGCTGCTTCAAGTAAAGCTGTCCAAAGGATGTCCAACTTACGATTTGTACGACCTAGTTCCCACACAGTGTACGCGAGGACTGCTAAAGTCCCCGCGAGTATGTATTCTATTCCCAAAGGTCGTCTGCTGCACAACTCCAGACCATACGTCCATCTGATCGTTCAGCCGCAATGGACTCCACATTGGTCCACTCAGACCGTGTAGCCTCAGAGACTACGTGTAGCCAATCCTCTAGGTAATCTACATCTGCTGAGATAGTCTTAACGATACCATTAAAGGTCATTTTGATGTCTACTTGCATTAGAACGCATCCTTATTTACTACAGAGCCACTTGACTCACCATCGTACTCAACCAAGTCAGTGATTGCTAGTTTCTCTAGTCGGATGGAAGCACGAGAGCCATCACCATAGATAGAGACCTTAACGACAGCCTTAGTGCCATTACCTAGCTCACCATCCTCACTGAATGACCACTTCTTTGTGCTTTCACCTTCACGGAAGTCGAACACTAGAGGGGCACCACCAAAGTCTTCGATACCAGAAGGGTGCTTGTTAGGACGCTTCAGCTTCAGGTACTTACCAGAGGCTAACTCTGAGTTACCAACCTTGATTGTGTCGTGGCCCATAGCTGATGGAGGAGCACCAGCACCAAAGAACTTATCGAAGTCCTCGTCTGTCTCTGGGTAGAAGTTGACGTTGTACTGACCTTCCGTCTTTGCGTGGAAGTCCATGTTCGCATCCATGTTGTCTGTGAATACTCGTGCGTATTCGATGAAGCCTGTCATTGCGATTACTGTTGTCTTAGCCATTAGTGAATATCCTTGTAAGAGTTGCCCACGGCGTAGTCTACGTCCAGTGGAACATTGAGTTGAATGAT